AGCTGCTGTAAGTTTGGCTTACTTAGGTATGGCTATACCTGGTAGGACACAAGCAATGGGTGAAGCAATTGCAGGTAAACAAGCTAGAGAGATGGGTTTTAGGAATTACAATCAACAATTAGTTAATAAATTAAGAGGTAAACTGACAGACAAAGAAGTTGCTTTTAAAGATTTACAAAAACTTGTTGATTTAGACGCGCCAGCAACAGAAATAAAAATAGCTAAAGATAAATTAAAAGCTTCCGAAAGAGATGCGAACCAATATTTAAGTAGAATGATAGACGACCTATCTGCTGAAACAGGGGGGTTTGGTTCTATTATGCAAGCTACTGAAAGATCAGAACTTGGTCTAAGTGTGCAAAATACAATCAAAGAAGGGTACCAAGAAACTATTGAGGCACATAGTAAAATATACAGAGCTATAGATGATGAAATGAAAGCATTTCAAGGTGGCAAGATACATGGAGAATATACAGATAGGCTTGGAGCAGAATTAAAAGGCGTTAAAAAGTTTATAGATGATAGATTAGCAAACGAGGACGTTTTATTAAAATACAACGATGATGCAGTTGGACTGGGTATTATACAGGGACTTTCAGCAGAAATTGGTAAAAAAGGTGGTCCTTATAGTGGAGCAGTAACCCTTACCAAACTTAGAAAAATAGAAGAGGCTTTAAAAGGAGTTCAAGCTACACAAGCATTAGGAACTAGAGGCTCTGCTGGTAATTTTTACGATAAAGTTTTAGAAAAAGTAACAGGAATTATTGATGACGCACCTGAAACATTTATATATTCATCGAAAATTAAAGTTCCATTTGGAAAAAATTTACTAGAATCCGATAAGAAGAAAATTGCAGAACTTGTTCAAAGCCTAAGAAATGAACAAAATGCATATCGAGAAGCAATCAAACCTTTTAATAATGCAAGAGTGCAAAAGCTTAAAACAGACAGTAATCAGTTTGGTATAAATTCTAAAGATGTTTACGAATACGTTATGAAAGCTGGTAGAGGTGGTGATATGGAGGATATTCTTACTGCAATGTCCAGAAAAAATCCAGCAACAGCAAATCAGTTAAGAGCAGATTTAACAAGAAGATTATTCAAAGATTCTCTGGATATGGCAACAGATCCTGCTACTGGCATAGTTAATTTACAAACTTATTCAAACAATATTCTTAAATTTAGAGCAACACTTGAACCATTATTGGGCGCTAATTATTCAAAAATGGTTTCTACGTTACAAAATATGAGGAAGTTTGATCCAAAACTGACAGAAAGAGAAATATCAAGATTAGTCAATGAAATAAGGCCATCTGATGTCGGACAAGGAACAACTTTTGCAAAGTTTTTAGACTCAATCGAAGATAGAGCTAGATCAAGTGGAGAACTACTAAATTTTGAAAAGTCAAAGTTAATGAGAAATATAGAAAATTCAAATCCTGAAAATATTGTAAATGCAATATTTAGACCTCAAAGCGCAAGAGAAATTAATCAAGCAAAACAAATCTTATCGCCAGAGGCTTTTGCTGCGGTTAGGGAAGAGGCTCTTGAAAATATGATCTATAAAGGTGTAAGACCTGGATCATCTGAAATATCAGAGATATTTAAACCTGGTGTATTCCAACGAGCTTTAGACTCTTATGGAGATGAAACATTAGAAGCGATGTTTGGTAAAGAAATATCTATGTCATTAAAAGGATTAGCTAGGTCTTTATCAACGACAGTAGCTGCTACTGAAAAAGCAAGTGCAGGTGGTCTTATTGCTGGAACAATAGCTGCAAACTTTTTTAATTTAAATTTATTGCCAACCGCAGTAGGTTTAACTGTATATAAATCTTTCTTTAGTAGCCCAAAAATAATAGCTGCACTTTCAAGATCAGACAAAGGTTCAATAATGACAGTTTTAAGCGCAGCGTCAAAAGCATTGAGAATACAAGGCGTTACCAATTTAGGGGAAGGGGCAGAATCAGGAATTGAAGCTGTTATAAATGAAGGAGAAAAAACTGGTATCACAGATGCAGTAGGAACTCAGTTTAAAAATATAGTAGATCAATTACCCACTCAAGTTCCAACACTAAACTTAAACATCCCTGACGTACAGCCAATTGCAAGTGTACCTACCCAAGCTCCTATCAGCAGAAGTTTATTAGGTGGTTCAATTGCGAATGAAGATATAGCTGCTAGAATGAATGTTAATCGAGGCGGCTTAGTTTCCAAGAGAAGTGCAATAGACCAAGAAATAGCTGAGTTAATGGCACGCGTTTAATCATCAAAGAAGTTAGGATCAATGGCTACAATTCTCTTCATAGGCCGTCCAGTGGCTTTAACCCGAACATCCTTTTCTTGAATCTCACCCGCATTCATTAAACGATTAATAATCTCTTTAACTTCAAACGATTTCATTGACCTAAATATCTCACGCCTATCAATATCTCTACGACTAATACCAATCTCACCTTGCGTTCTGATAAAACTAAGCACTTGTTTGATACGGCTTTCCATTTCAGAACCCGCCACTTTGTCTTCACAAGTCTCAACCATTATTTGATCGTAGTAATAAATATATTGAATCGCCCATTGAGTTATGTCGCCTGTAATTACTTTAGAGTATGGATCGTCAGCCATTTGACATATCAAAGCCAACCGCATTGCTTTTTCTCGCGTCCTTGAAAGCAATACTTCCAAGCCGTCTTTTTCTAATTTGTTTTGTTGTGCTACAAGTTCATGAGCTAATGTGTTTAGTAATTCTTTTGAACTATCATCAAATTTTATAATTCGTTGTTTGAAATCTATCTCCGAGCTATCTCTAGCTAACTGCTCCATTTCGTTTTTGGTTTCTCGTACTTTACGCACCCACTCACATATCTTATGGCTTGGCTCAACAAATGGCACCATTCGTCCTACTGTTCTTGGTAACTTTGATTCTACAACGATAAAACGGTTTAAGAAGCCATCTACAATGCGACCTGTGGATAAAGCACCATAAAAGTTTCTAGGCACAGACATGCCGACAAGCGTTATACCTGGCTTTATAGTAGAGCGATCTAGAGCCTCTTGTTGCTGTTTTCCAGTCAACGTCATTAAAGAGTAGTTATCAGGTCTAATCGTACCGTGACAGCGACCCCACGCTTCCATAAGCACTTGCAAAGCGTCTTCCTTGTTAGAATTAGATGCTTTGGCAATACTTTCCAAGCGTTTACCAAATTCATCCATTACGGTTATGTGAGTTGGTTTATGTCTAAGTAGACTGTAGACCGCGCCAGACGAGGTATAACCATCACCCGCCATAATATCAGCATGGCCAGAACAATCTAGGATTGATTCAATGGTGGTTTTAACATTCTCTTTACCCTGACCTGACTTGGCTATGCACATAAAATACATAGATGAAAAGTTATTCATATCGGTACGATACATTCTGCCTAATGCCACTGAGCCTAATGCTAATGCACTTTGCATAGATAATGAGGGCTGCTGTATCTGAGCAATAGATTCTGAATACTCAAATATATCTTTGATAATACCTGGTGGCTTGAAGAGGCTATCAGGTTTTTTCACGCTAAATTTATTTTTTATAAATGCAGGGGCTTGTTGGTTTTTACGTTCATGAGTCTTTAGTATTGAATTAACGGTAGTAGATATTTCTGTTCTTGATAATGGTGGTTTGTTTTGTTGATTCCATGATTGCACAAAGAACTCGACCATTTCGATATTAACACCTTTAGCAATCAAATTACCCGCCAATCTAGCTGCATTGTCATTACGACTGCCTGCCATCACCCCTTCCATTGAGAAAGGAGTAGCTATTGGTTTACCGTTTAATTTTTCAGCGCCTGTTACTTGTACCCAGTTTTCTTTTGTAAAGTCAGGTAGGTCGCTAGTATCATGCCAATCCCAATCTAGAATAAATTTAGGTTCATAGATAGCACCTGTGGCATGAATATTGTACGGTGCAATAATTAAACCGCCTACCCCTCTTATATCAATAAGTTTGGCGGGATCGCTAATTTGTGTGCGCCTAGCTACATAAGTCGTATATTGCTCTGGATTATTGTAGTAATAGTGCATCCCTTTGCCAGTGATAACTTTACACGGTGTGTTGGGCAGATTTTCTTCAGCCCAAATACACGCTTCTGGCGTATCGGCATCAACAACAATAAATTTTCCGCAGATCAAAGCCACAACTAAATCATCACGGCCTTTAAACCATCGGGTAATATCTTCCGTAGTCGGTTGTCGCTCTTTGTATTGCTGCCAACTGCCTAAATGTTTAGGCGGTACTTTATTGTGTCTTAATAAAGGTACAGGTGAATAACCCTCTTCGGCATAGGCAAGAGCAAGCTCCAACGCAGAATTCTGCGAAGTGGCTTTTATATTTAACACTAAATTTTCTTGTCTTCAACAGATTCGTCTATAGGACCATAAATAGATTCAAAATCTAACTTGCCACCTGTTTTCTTAATAATAACTTTTGCTTGTTCAATTGAAGGTTGACGCATACCATAACGCCATGATTTTGCAGTCGCTGCTTTGCAACCAAATAATTCGGCTGCTGCTTCTGTACCGATAAATTCAATATATTTTTTAAGGGTATATTGTTCCACTTCTCGCTCCTTATATTCTGGTTCAAGACCAGATGCATGTAATGTGTTAAGCTTTTTTTTACCAAGCTCAACCTGTCTAAAATAAAAATTAATTTCCCACTGTTTGCGTTTTGCTTTGTTCATGCTACAATATGCCTTAGATCAATGAAAACCAAGTGTAACATATTTTTTTTGATTTAAAAGAACTTTTTATAAACATAGGAGAAAGTAGTGAACGATTCCATATTAAGTAGAATCAAAACTCCAAACGAACTTGTGCAGCAACAAGGTGCTAAATTGTTGATCTACGGTGCGTCTGGAGCAGGTAAGACAACCTCGCTCAAAACTGCACCAGGAAAAACATTAGTGGTCAGTATGGAGAGTGGTCTATTATCTATCAAGGACGCTGAACACCTTACAGCTATTGAGGTTAAGAAAGCAAGCGAGATTGAAGAAATAGCTACCATGCTTGAAAATGGCACATTAGATTATGACACAGTATGCTTAGATAGCATTACCGAGATGTCAGAAATCTTGTTAGCCTCTGAAAAAGCTAAGACAAAAGATCCGCGCAGAGCTTACGGTGAAGTCATTGAAGTAATGATTAAAACCATGCGTAGATTTAGAGATTTACCCATCCATGTAGTCTTCATCGCAAAGGAACAAAGCATTCGTGATGAGGCGACAGGTACGTTCCATTATCAGCCGATGATGGTTGGTGCGAAATTGCCCACACAGATACCTTATTTCTTTGATGAAGTATTATGTATGCGTGTTTTCGATGATGAAGATAAAGATGGACGTAAAGTAATTACCCGATGGTTTCAAACTCGGATCGGTCAGGGATACACGGCTAAAGATAGAAGCGGAAAGTTAGATGAGTTTGTAGCACCTAACTTAACCAATATAATTAAACAACTAGGATTTGCATCTGGAGGTGCTAAATGAGTGATTTTGAAGGATTAAAAATAAACATGGAAGAAGTAGAACGCGGTTCAACGATTCCAGAGGGTGAGTACCCTTGCATTGTAAAAGTGTGTGAAAAAACACTTTCAGCAGCAGGTAACGAATATTTGAAAGTTGAAGTAGATGTTACTGGCGAAAAGTATGCAGGTTGGAAATTACGTTCAAACCTCAATCTTTGGTATCAACACGAGAATCAACGTAAGCAAGAAGAAATTCGTGGATACGCTAACAATGATTTCGCACAGTTATTAAAAGCGTGTGGGTTTGATAAAGCACCAATTAATGCAATGGAATTGCAAGGTAAAAGATTGATTTGTAAAGTGGGTATTGAACCAGAGCGTGATGACAGTGGCTATGGTGACAGCAATAAGATTCTCCGATATATTAAACCTGAGAATACTACTGCACCAAGACCCGCAGGTTTACCACCGAGTATCAGTGATGAATCTCCCGAAGAAAGTGATGTTGAGGAGCCAACTACTACACCAAAACCTCCAACACTTTCTTAGACCACACGGCTTGCTAGGGGTCGGTAGAGTTTTTACTCCATTTAAACTCAACCTAGCATTTTTTTAGGAGCATATTATTAAAACTTCATCAGCTAAAGCCAAAGGCCGTAAACTCCAACAA